TTAAGCGATGAGGGGGCCATACTTGGTGGCGAGTGCGGCGGCGTTACTGGCGGTGTTATTCATATCACCGGCATTCAGTGGGCCACCGGTGTTATCGTGAGTATGACTGGCGGTTTGTTGGGCCAGTGCCTGGATCACATCCAGTGTGTCGGTTAGTAATGTCAGCACGTTGATATCATCGGTACCCAGGCGCACCGATGGCGCGATGAGCTCTTGAGCGGCGGCAACACTGCGGCGAATGCCGGCGATTTTCTCCGTGAGCGCGCCGGCAACGTCGGTCGTTTGGTTCTGGCCAATCTTGGTATTCTGATTCTGGCCAACATCGTCATTTCTGTCTTTGCCGACCTTGACTACCATATTGGCCGATGTACCTATGGAGTAATCCCCCTCAGCCAGCTGCACCACTTGACCGGCCATCAGGGTTTTAGTCCCCAGCACAGTGGTACTGTCATTGGCTTTTACTGTGGTGTTGCGGGTTGTGGTGGTTCGGTTTTCCTCGTCACTGGTGACGCTGCGCTGGCTGCTGGTTTCTTCTATCGCCTGGTCGGTGTCGCGCTGCCAACTGCCATCAACGGTCACGCGCTGACTGACGCCGGCGCGCTGCTGTTGCAACTGCTCCCCCGGTTTGATGGGAGGCAGCGATAGCCCCTCAGACAGTGTTTGCCTAATCATAGGTTTATCTGGCCGACCATCAGTAAAACCAATTTCTACCAGTGTCCCTTCGGGTGGGAATTGGAACATGCCGCCCTCACTGCCCGCCATTGGAACCGGCAGCGGTACCGCGTTATATTCTTGCGCGCCGGCGGCGTTGCCGTTCTCGTCGAGCAATTGGACATTAACCGCATAACGGGGTCGGAATGGATCGGACGGGTCGCCCAGCTCGGCGGTGTCCGTCGGACTCATTACCCGCGCCAGGCGTGGCAAATGTAACCCCGCGCCCAACTCTGGATATATTTTATCAATCTGGCGTTGTTCCGGGGATTTCTGCGCCGGCTGGCCCTGGCTGTTTAACGGCGTCCAGGTCAGAGTCATGTTTTCGTCGGTCACATCAACTTTGGTGATGCGCCGACCATTTACAATCACACCCGGACGGATAGCCGGGATAAGTGGCAATGTAATGCTATTACCCCCGCCGCCGCCCTGAGCGAATTCCCGTGGAATATCGACCGGCGTTTGGGCAAAACGAGAATCATCATAACCGCCGATGTAAACCGTGCCGTCGGGCAGCTGATACCAAACATAATCCGGGATATTGAACGCGCGCCCCAGATTAGCTAAAAGCTGATAACCGTCGCCATTGTGCTGAAAGTGGGGGATCGGCGTATCGGTGTAACTTGCATTGTCCGGCAACACAAAGCGCATCGCGGTAGATTGGCCTAGCGTGTCGGTTACATCGCGCAGTGTCGGGTGTTGCAACGAGCAAGGCCACGAGCGCTCGAATACGCCAACCAGCTCCCGCACGAATAAGCGCTGTGCGCCATTTTCAGCCGGCGCGCTACGCTCGACAAATCCCGTTAACCAGCGGTAAATCGACGCGTTATTGCCTAAATCCAGCCGCACCAATTTACCGATACAATCCTGCTCAGTCAGCGCAGTAATAAACCCCAGGCCGCACCCGCTGAGTGATAGCGAAAGGTTTAAATTATTGGCGGCGACTTCATCATCACCGATGCGCAATGTGACAACAGACTTCATGAGTTACCCCCTGCTGGGCCGATAGCGTTATCAACCTTTTGCAACACATTCTCAAACCAAGAGCGGGACTCTGCTGTCTCGCCCTCTGATGCGGTCGCGGTGCCGCCTGCTGTCTGAATAGTGGCATTTTTACCGCCCTTACTGGCTTGCTGTGCCTTACGCTCGGCCACACTGGAAAATTCAGTCAGGGTAAAATTAACCTGCCACGCCATAGCATTTGTTTGTTCGGCGGCATCCACGCCACTGGTAAAGGTGGCTTCCCGGAACTTCACCGCCTGCGCCAGGGAGTGCGCGACACGATAGCGCTTCTTACTGCCATCGGCATTCTTGGCTTCGGCCAGGCTATAAATTCGCGTCAACATCGCGGCATCCGTATATCGGATTAACCCAGATACCCGCAACTCCTTGCCTTTGGTGCCTTGCTCCGATTTGCTGGTGCTACTGGCCTGCCCGCTCTGGTCTTTATCCTGTATCTGCATGGTGAGCGTAACCAGAATGTTTTTTAATAGAATTGCTTCCCCATCAAGGGCTAGCGTCACGGCATCACTCATGATTTATCACCATTGCACGAAGTGGGGCCAAATCATCGCCCACGAATAGGATAGCCAGGCTAAAAATGGCCTGACTGTCAGGAATGTCCTTTTTCATCTCGGCGATCGCCTTTTGGGTATTGCCCTCAACTGATAGCGACCAAACCGGTACACTCGCCCCTTGCAGTTGTTCCAGGCTATTTTTTGCCTCTGCCAGTAGCGCAGCGCGTTGTTGTTTGAATGCTGCTAGGGCGGTACCGATAGCCTCGCTACTGCTGCCGGAGGCGGTATCGCTGATCGCTTTTTGCAAGGCTTGCGCGCCAGATGCCATGCGCGTGGTGATAACCGACAGCGGCGCACTGGCGGGCAATCCCCCAGGGCGCGCGGGTATCTGCATTTTGCTGGTATCCAAATTTAACGCCGCCTTGGCGCGGCGCTGGACTTGCGTCAGTGCGGGCATGGGGAATACATCGGCGGCGGCAGTTAACAAAGTAATAAACTCGCCCAAGGTCTTGGCCGTAATAAGTAATACCAATACATCCTGATGGCCGTCCGCACCCGATAGCCGACTGACAAGTGCGTTAATGGCATTGACCGGACTCAGAAATGAGCCTGATTTCTCGGTTTGGCCCACACCAAAAGCCCAAGGGTGTGCGGCAACGGTTGAGCAAGTGACCGGAGTCAGATTGGCCGGGATGCGTAGCGCAGATTTATGCCACATGTGACGCATCCGGCCAAACAGGTACCCGATAACCCTGATTAACGGCTTCAACCAATAACCATTGCGGCAGCTCTGGCAATTCAACCAGCGGCCAGCCGGCAGTCGTCGGCCAAATTTTAAAAATATGCCGTATCGTCATTAATTCGCCGCGCTGCTCGTCAGTCAATGGAGTGTCTTCAATCGAGTAATCAATGATGGTTAGCGGGTCTGTAGCCGTGAGAAACTCATCACGATAGCGGCGGGCCATTGCTGCTATAGCATCAGCGGTGACTATAGGTGTGGGAATGTCTACCCACTCAGGCATTCCGTTGCTGTCGGCCCCGCGCATTTTTCCCGCAGGTACTTCGTGAGTAAATTTCGAATAAATATCATCATCAATCTCCACTAAATCAGCCGGTAATGTCCCCGCATCAGCGTAGAGGGTAAGTAATTCTTTTGGGTAAAAACTGAGTGTTGTCGCTGAAAAAGAATACATTATTGACTCCTTGTTAATACCCAATAGCAATGATATCCGGATAGACTGCCGACCCAGTGGTGCCGCTGCCAAAGCGCTGCAGGATGCTCACTGTATAAGAGTTATTCCAGGTCGCATTTTGATACATAACATCGTTATTGGTATTTTGGTCGAGGTTCCTCGTCGTCGCACAGGCAAACAGACATACGCTAGGGAAAGCCACTGGAAACCAGGTAACAACATTTTGTGTTTCAGCGGCAGCGCCTGGCCCGGTGCACCACTGAATAATTAACCCCGTTGATGTATCCCGTAACCAACCACTTGCCCCCATTGACGCTGTATTTCGCATGTTATTAATATGGATGCTCAACGCATTGCCATTCCATATAGGGCCAATAATATTGCCATCACCCTGCAATCTGCCGGTACCGCCACCGGCTTCAACATGCCCACCCGATTTAATGCCACCTATTGTGGCAACCGTACCCGGTAAACTAATCGCAGTATCAGTAGACTGCACAGCATTCACTATCCTGCTATCATTACCTGCCGCAACCGTACCAGCAGTGGTGCCCACCTCTAACGAAGCCGCGCCTTTAACCCCCAAATTCTGACGAAATAACGCCACGTTGGGAATGTCTGCGCCGTTCCGGTCTTTAGCCAGCCGCGCGTTAGCATTATCCATCGCAATTTTTACGGCTTTTGGTGTGGCGGCCAGCAATTCGCTATCACTGTCGGTGGCACTATCCAGCTGGACAAAACCTTTATCTAGCAGCGTGCCATCCGGGTGGTTGCGTGATTTCTCATGCAGTGCCAGTGCGTCGTCGGTGAGTGAACCTTTGGGACGTAAGTCGGTAATATTGCCAGCGGCGTCGATACTGGCGACTGCAAACACGTAATGCATAAAACCTGATTGGCTGTAATTTTCCAGCGTTGGTGCGACGGTTATTTTAATTACGGCGTCCCACTGGCTGGTAATATTGCCCTGCAAACTGACATCAGCCCAAACCTTGGTCGCTGCTGCAGGTACTGTAATGTTGTGATTGGCGGTCAGGTCGGCACGGATACCACCAATATAACCCGTGCCTTTGGTGACAAAGACTTGAGCGCCCGTTTTAGCAACCAGATACCCTGCGCCAAAAAATGCACCGGCCCCGTAATTATCCACGTTGATTAACCGCTGCATTTCATCAATGCCCGTCAATCGGGCGGTAAAATCAATTTGCCAGGTTTCAGCTGGGGTAGTAATGCCGGTTGCAGTGGCAGCGCCGTTGTACTCCATCAAAAATGAGCGAGTCAGGACGTTACCTTGCTGGCCGGTTACGTTGGCAACTTTGCGCTGGGTCGGAGCGTGAACAATCATGGCTACCGTGTCGTTGGCTTTATTGACCAGGCCAATCCAGTTGAAATCAAAATCGCCCAGTTCGGTACCCATCGTGACGGAATACACCACCGCATTATCATTGACCAGGCCAATTTTATTTACCGTCTGGCGGTGTACTATCTGCGCCGCTGGCGGCAATACCTCGGCACGGTCAATGGGGGCGACATGATCGAGGCCTGGTATGTAGGCAAAGACAAATTCATCCAGTACCACAGTATTACCGGCTGCGGCTTCCTCGGCTTTCCATTGCTCGAAAGCAAACGTGATGGCAGTCTGTGACATTAATTTTTCTCCATTAGTGACGCGCCAAAGGTGGCGGCGCGGGTTGTCACTTCATTTGATGCGGTGCTGGCGCTATAACAGATGTATTCACACCCCACATGGCCGGCGCGGACATTCAGATCTGTTGCGGTGATAATTTCATACTGATAGCGGCGGCAGGTTCGGCCATACTGACGAATGATATTCATCAATAATTCACTGTTGTCAGCCAGTTGGCTGTCTGTTACCCGCACCGTTATCACATCCCAATCGATATCCGGCTGGCGCTCTAAGAGTTCAACATAGCCCACGCCTAGCCGGTCGAATATCGCAATAAATCCAGCCACTGAACCGGCGTCCCTGGCATTGATAAAGGCGAAATGCACCCGCTTGCGAAACAGTGTCAGCGGCTCGCCGGGGAAGCGGGTCACGTCCCGTTGATAAGCCAACACATTGAGCAATGGCACAACGCAAGTGAGCGGGTCTGTTTGGTTTAGCGGCCACCTGATCCAGGCGTAAACCTTGTGCCAAAATGCCAGGCAAGCACGCATCAACTTTACGGGTTCGCCTTTATTCAGCCACACTGGCAAGGTAAATGTCGGTAACTTATCCATCAGCATTCTCCAGCGTTAGCACACCTAAGCGCGGGACAGATAACCCGCTGATAATGTCGCCGAGTGAAAAGGTTACTGATTCAATTTCAGCAAAGTGTTCGTGCAACTCTTCCCCCAGGCGTGACATAGCGAATCGGCTATGCGGCCAAGTCTTTTGTACGCTGTAATCGGTATTTTCACGGAATGCACAGCCGATCAGATTGCGGATGTTTGCCAGTAATGCGGAGATCTGTTCATCTTCTAAATTGCTGCTATCGAAAAAATGAATTGTCACAGTCAGGTCATGGATGACTTCTGGCAACGGTAGGCACAGCACATCGTCACCATGACCGTGGTTGCCCTGGCTCATCACATAGTCATTCACCGTATCGACAAACGGCTGACTGGCGATGCCGGAATCCAACAATAAATACACGTTGGCAGTGCCGGGGCCGCGTGGCGCATCGTGCAAGAAAAATATCCGGTCGGTGGTTAGGCCCGCGATGCCGGCAATTAATCCGCGGTAAACCGCGTCGATATGGTATTGACCTGGTAAATTAAACTGATTGCGCACCCGGTCGCGTAAGTCGTCGTCTTCTTCGGTGTCTGCGCCTGGCGTAATTAACCAATCATCTTCATTCACTGCGCTGGCGATGCCGTTCACTGCTACCGGTAGAATACGAAAATAGCCGGGTGCGAGGTTGTGACCGCTGCCGACTGATTCCGCATTGACCGCAATCAGTGCGCCGCTTACCCCTGCGGATATAACCGTATCGGCCAATGTCACCAATTTATAGACCGTGCCGTTAATGCGCTCGGTCTGGATTAGAGTGCCGGCTGGCACGGTGATTTCAGCGCTGACGGTGTCCTTAGTGAAACGGATCACGCCCTGGGCGGTACTGGCCTCTTTACGCGACAAATTGACCGCCCAGGCAAAGAGATCGACAAATGCGCCGCTGGCGGTTGCCAGAAATAAATTAGCCATCACGGTATTGACCAGGGCATCAATCAACCACATCACCGGTGCGGTGACTATCGCCTTGATGAGTCGCCAGAAGGGGGACATATTCGAGGTGTTGGTCACTAACTTTTCACCCTCGACCACCTTTTCAAATTCGGTGTGAACCTGGGTTTCCGTGGTCGGCATTCCCTGATCGGCAAGAATGGCTTTATAGTCTGGATTGGGGCGGTTATTCATGATAAATCTCGCGTCGACAGTGGGCCGAAATCGTAGGTATCAGCGGTAATAAAATAATTTCCTTGGCTATCATCGGTTATCACGATAGTCCCCGGCACAATGCGATTATCAGTCTCGGTCAACAGCTCCATTTGCAGCAGAATATCGGCACGCAATATCGGGCTACGTTCGGCAATTAATAACTTGACCAGGCCGGACTCAATAATCCGGTGTACGCAGTCCTGCGCAATGCTGATACGGTTATCACATAACAGCGGTTCGTTACCGGAGGAAAGCGTAAAGTCGCCGTCGGTTATCAGCAGGTCGATATACTGTTGTTCACTCATCCGGCGGCCAGCTCCCTTGATTCCATGATGCTATCCAGCGTGGCTCCATTCGGCGGGTAGATATTCACCTCATGAATAGTGTTACCGCTGCGGGTGGTGTTGGTTTGATTGCTGTTATTGGTGGTCAGGGCTTTGGCTATCCCGCCCTTATTCATGGCTGGACTCACTAAACCCGCCGGCGCGGGTAATGCCGTTGGTGCGGTTGCGCCGTTCTCGCCCTGACCGATAGGTTTAAGGTCGATGCTCACACCGGGGATTTTATTTAACTTGGTGACAATCCAGTTGTAAGTCGCGCCGAAAGACTCGGTTAAGTAGTCCCATAGCTTGCTAAACACATTACTGATGGCGTCAGAAAAATCATTAAATGCGGCGACCGGCGATAAGCCGCCAAAGTATGCGACGACCATCTGCCAGCCCAGGGTAATAGACGCCCACACGCCGGCGAACATTTCCCCAACTTGGCCGGCAATTTCCATTACCCACTTAAAGGCGGCGCTGTCGAGCAATGCGGCTTTCAGCTGATCCCAGTGTGAAATCACATACCAAACGCCGAGCGCCAGTGCCGCCAGCACGGCAATAATCAAAGTGATAGGGCTCATAAGAAGCTGCATTCCCGCACCGGCAAACATGGTCGCAATACCATAAGCGCGCATAGCCAGCGCGCCAGCACCTAAAATTAGATTCCAGGCAATAAGTGCCACTCTCACCAGAACCAGCGATAACTTGGCAACTTTCCAAAGCCCTACCAGTCCCAGCCAGATAAACTTCGATATCCCCATCACGACATTAGCGGTCGCGCCGGCTGCGGCAACGCCCAATGTTGCCATAGCAATATAACCAGTCCAGCGGGCGATATTGGGGAACATATCCAGCCATTTGGCGAATTGCGTCCCGGCATTAATGGCATAATCAGCCAGAGGGGAAATGGCTGGGATAAGCTGCATCCCGACGGCAATTCGGATGCGCTTCCAGACCTGATCAACACGCTCCCACATATCGGCCATTTTTTTTGCCATCGCCACCGCATGATCAAGCCCCTGGGTGTTACCCATATCACGCATATGTTGGCGCAACTTATCGGCCTGGCCCCAGGTGGCGGTTAATGCCTGAGCACCATCTCCAAAGGCTTTATTTAGCGTGGCTTGCGCTTTAACGTTGCCCTCAATGGTGTTGCCGAATTTCGTTTGAAGTTTTTGCAGAATATCAGGGAGTTCCAGCATCTGGCCTTGTGCGTCAGTAAAGCTCAGGCCCAACTGTTTACCGCCCTCAATCGCACTTTTCAGGAATGCGTCATAAATACCGCCGGCCTCAGTGCCTTTGGTCTGTTTCAACATCCCCATGACGGCGAGTTGTTCATCCATGCCCGCGCCCATTTGGGTGCCGGTTCCCTTGCTGGACTTGACCATTTCGCGGATTTCATCAAGGTTCGCGCCAAAGTTCTGCACCATGTACGCGCCTTTAGACGCCATCATTTCGGCAAAGGGAATATTGCCCATTTCGCTGGCAGTGGTGCGGAAATTATTCGCCATGTCGGCCATGTAATTAGCGGCACCCTCGGCGCTGCCTTTGGTGGCTACGGCAAGTGTGTTAATGGCCGTGGTATAACGAGGCAATTCATTGTCAGTGATGCCAGCAATGGTACTTTTGATAATGGTTGCTGAACTGATAAAGTCAGCGGCATTCTTGCCGTAAGCGGTGCTAAATGTCTGCGCCGCTTTAAACATTTTATCTAAGGCTTGCGTACTGACATTGCGAGTAGATAGCTCATCTAAGGTCTTTTGAACCTCATACGCAGGGGCAAGTAAAGCCTTAACGCCCTGCGCAACACCCCACAACCCCACAGCCCCTACAGCGATTTGTTTAAAGGCTCGCTGGGATTGCCTGGCGAACTGCTCAACAGACTGTTGCGCCTTGCCGAGCGGCGCGCTCAGATTATTTTTAAGGCTCAACAGAAAAGACAGTTCTTTCATGATTATCCCTACTCACCGTTAAAGGCTTTACAAATCCCGCCGGCGACTCCGTTAATAGTGCTTTCTTGGAAATATTCAGCCAGCCAGGCCGCGCGCGCCAGGCTCATAACGTCATCACCCTCGCCTGGGAGGTAATGACGTCTGAGCGTCATATATTGTTCAAGCGGATTACTTTTAATTGCCTGAATTTGCGCGGTTATTCCTTTACTTCAATTTCTACTTCGGGCGCGTAAATCTCATTCACTTTTTTGGCAATGGCTGCGGCCATACCGGGGCTTTGCAGCAGTTCGGCCAGAGCGTCGCGCGATTCGGGTACCACAATCCGTTTTAGGTAGGTACTGATCGCGCCGACAATATTTTCATCCCGCGCCGACTCATTCAGGCACTTGTTATACGCGACCAGGGTCGGGGTAAATTGCACCGTAATACCTTTGATATTCAGGGTGATTAACTCTTTATTTTCTTTGCTCATTTATCTAATTCCTGTCGTAAGTAAATTTCGGTAATTAACTGGTTGTGCCGTGCGGCGCAATCCGGGTAAACCTGCGCATATTGCTGCAATGTGTTACTAAAATCGGTGCCAGTATTACCGGCCAGACGTGGCAACGTGACCGGGCAAGGGGTTAACAGATTCTCCTGATAGGGTACGTTCGGCACTCTCCGCACTGGCGTTGAACAACCGGACAAACTCATCAGTAGCGCAAACATTGCTAAATACCGGCTTAACAATTTCAGTCCTGATAAGTCGCTCTGTGTGTACTTCATTAGCCCTTAGCCCCGTTAATTTGTCCTCAAGCTGGCGCGCTGATGTGCCGGCGATATTTTCAACCTGTACACGATTGGCCTCGGCTACCCGATTAATGGCCAGTTCGATTTTTGCCTGACTCTCACCGTGCATCGCCCAGCCCAGCAACCAGGCCACAGTCAGTGGCAATATCGCCGACAACAGTTCGCGCATCACTTCACCCCGTTATGTTCAAGGCTAAAATGATTGCCGTCTTTGAAGCGCCCGCCCCAAGTGCCGCCGATGGATTCCCAGTATTCCCCTAAGGGCTTATAGGTTTCTGTGCTGGTCTGGTACTGGCCGTTGACAAACAGATTGAAATCCACCGCCAGGCGCTGGGTGTGCAAACTGTTGGTAATACCTTTGCCGCTCTTGGCATTTAATGCGGCCTGTTCCGGGGTACGGTAGGCCTCGCCAAAGGTCAGGCGGTAGCCGCGCTCATCAGCCCAATTAATGAGCTGGGCGATCATGACGGTAAATACCGCCTGTTTTTCGCTTAATGTCATGATTTATCATCCCTTCTCTGTGCGCCTAAGTAGCGTTTCATCAGTATTTTTATTGCCAACTCAATGGCACTGGAACCCATGATCCCAAGTGCGGCAGCAATCGCGACCAACTCCAGTTCGCCCAGGCCTGGCGTGTGGATGACTGCCAGGCCCGCCAGCCATGATGCTGCTGATCCCAATATTGCCCGGCCCAAAATGAGCCGCAGGGTGATCTCTTCGGTGCTAGCTAATAGCTTGCCAATCCCAATGACTGCCCCCACAAACCCCAGCAATAACAGACGGCTAATGAGTGATGTTTCTCCGTTTGGCATATGCATCACTCACCCGACCAGGTCGCGGACATCGTCCATCGACAAGATAGGGGTGCCATCGATACGCACAAAATCGGGGCTGGTCACAATGTATTTAACTTTGTGGGTCGTGGTTTCGCCGCCTTTTGGGTCAAACCCTAATGGGCTGGTCACCACCAACTTGCAGCCAAATACTTCAACGGATAATTCTTCATCGCCGGTGTTGGCATAAAAAAGAATATCGATGGTCGGCATTTGGCGATAACTGCCGGCTGATTTAGCCGCCGCGCCAATTTTTTTAAAGTTCTTGGCGTCCAACTCCATCTCACCCTCTGCGGACACATCACCCGACACGTAACCGTCCGGGATACCGCGCGTTTGTGTGGCGGTGGTGTTATCGGTGATATCCACTGAAACAGTTTTCACATGGATAATTTGCGTCCCCAGGGTAATGTCGATTGAGTTACCGCCAATACGGGCCTTGGTCATAATTAACCCTCCGTGATATTGGTAATCGATTCATCAAGCATGATGCCGACTTGAATCGTTTTGGCGCTGCCGTAAGGCCGCACCACAATGTAAATACTCACCGTTTCGCTGTCTGACCAGGTAATGACCACAGCGCCCGATTGCGGTGACTTCACTTCACCGGGGAATGTCTCGCCATTAATTTGCATGCTGTGCGACATATCGCGCATTGTGCGGGCGAAATAGGTCTGATGTGCGGCAATGCTGGACGGTGTGCTGTTCATTGAGCGGTCGGCAATTTTGGCGATAGCCTGAATGCGTACCCGGCGCGAAACCTTGTCAACCACGCGCACATTCTCAATTTTTTGGAAGTCACCGCCGACCACATCCAGCGTGCGGCCATCTGACCAGTACATCCCCTCATAGTCGGGGTACCACATCGGCACGGAATAACGCAGGTCATGCAAGGCGCGTAAATGGGCCAGAGTGACCTCAACGCCGTTGCTATCAACCGGCATATCAGCGGTATCAATCCCTAGGCCGACGAGTGCGCCGGTTTTCACTCGCGCGGGACTGTCGGCGACGGTCACGCTACGGTTGCACAAGCGGCCCGCCAGTACACCGGCTTCATTGCGCCACAAGGCTGGCACCAGTTGCACCGATTCGGCGGCAATACCCGTTTCCAGTTCGGCCATAAAGGCCAGGTATTCCGACCAGGTCATTTCTGTTGGTGATTCTTTTTGCTCGGTCGGGCTGGCGACGGTCAGCATTGACCACGCCCAGCGCCCGTATTTATTCGCCAGGTCAGCACGTAAGGACGCATATAAATTAATTTTGGTACGCCCGGCGCTAACGTCGGTGATGGGAATGGTGCAGACAATCCCCTCAACAGAAAGTAACTGTTGCGCGCTCATGATTGCCTGAATATCGTCGCCCGGTAGAGCATCGACCGGCATGATAATGGCGTAGGCTTGCCAGTTTTGACCGCCATTGCGCTGGCCGGCGCGCACGTTCTCACGCAAATAAATATCGGCATCAGCCAACACCACGGCGATATCAGATTGTGAATCCAGGGCGATTAAATCACCGGGGTTATCAGAGTCAGCGGCGGCACTGCCAATAAACAGCACAGTGCGCTCGACTTCGTTAATCCTGCCCTGGCGCTGGTTAAGCTGGTTTAAAGTTACTGTGGGCCATGTCATTATTGTTTTCCTTTCATGTCCTGCGCTTTTACGTCCCAGCCGAAACCAATAGCCTGGAGTTGGCGCGCCATAATATTGTTAAACTCGGTATCACTCACACCCAGGAACACGCGAGAGGGGATATCGATTTTCCAGGTACTTTTCGCGGGTTTTCCGCGCAGTTTTTTAATCATTAACCCGGCCTGTGCCATGCTCATGGTGTTTAAAATATGTGCGCTGGTTGCTTTAACGTATTTACCGTTTTTGAACATCTTAAAACCCAGAGCGCGCAACTTTTTAGCCTGGCGCGGTAATGCCGGTTTATTGCGCTGGTCAGGGCGCGGCGCACGGTCGGCACTCATTGAGAATGACGCGCCATCTTGATGCACCCCAGCAATCAAACCGGCTGAAACCGGGTTATTCCCGTTGTTATATTTGCCGCCCTTGAAATAAATCCGTACCGCTTCCCGCTCTGGCATTTCACGCACATGCAATAATTTGGGTAACTGGCGCAACATCTTGCCTTTACCCCGTTTGCGCGCCGGCCATGGATTACCGTCTGGGTCTGTCTGGTTACGCTGATGCCGCTTTGCGGCGGTAATAATCCCCAGCTTGGCAATACGCCATAACAATCGTTGCCGCTTTTTTGGGGGCAGATCTGCCGCCTTTAGCGCGTCTTGCAATTGTTGAAGCTGGCGTTTATCCAGCTCTCCCCGGACAATCACGGCGTATTACTCAAGGGGACGCCGGGCGATTGTGGCTCCCCTGATGGCCCACCACTGAACAGCCGGCCACCGGTGGCAATCATGATTTCAGGGTTAACCAGTGACCAGCGCTGGCCCTTAAATGGAATGCGGCCATTTTCGTCTACGCGAATATTGATGCTGTCAGCCAGCTCCACCACGATTTCAAGCGGTGACGAATTTTCTTCATCAAATTCAATATCAACAGTCGGCTCGGCCAGTTCTAACTCGTCAAAAATCTCATTGCGGTAAGAGTCCAGCCAGACCAGTACCAGTGCGTAAACTTCTGCCGGGGCGCAAATTCGGTAAGGAAATGCCCCCCAATTCAATACCGCGTGATAACGAAATATGCCCAGCCGGCGCTGGTCTAATCCTAGGGCTTTTGGGGCGGTGATGATTGATGCGCTATCAATGGCACTTTCAAACTGTTGCATGGCCCGTTCTGGCAAACTCTCAGTTAAAAAGGCGGTCAGGCTTTCGATTTGGCTCATATCAAATGCACCCCCACGCGTGGGAATTTCTTCATATTGCGGAGCACAAACGCCGCCTCAGCCAACAGAATGGCGCGGGTTTCGCTGCTTTCCTGTCCTGGATGCGTTTCGCGCCGGCCAATGCTGGCAAACTCACCGAGTAAATCCGCTTTTGCCCTGGCGTAGACCGCCTTTTTGTATTGGGCGGTAAGCTGGTTTTCATCAGCCATTTTTGCCCCAGGCGTATCTATGGCTTTATCGTGGCCTTTACCTTGCCAGTAGGTTACGACGTCGGCGGCATCGTCATTGATTTCAGCTATCGCGGCCAATAACGCTTGCGCGGCTGTTGATGCCGGCAGTTCTGGCGGGATGGTGCGCGACTTTTGGAAATCGGCCAGATTAAGGTCGGGCCAGAATGACACCCCGTTAATAATGGGGGTGTCCTGGTACTCAATTGGTCGACCGCTAAACCCTAATGATGGTGCCGCCACGTAAACCCCTTATGTGCAAAATGGGAAGCGGGCTGACCGAGATCCACGACCTTGAAAACCTTGCGGGTTTTCTGTCTCCCTCGCGCCCGCCCCGGCTTGCGGTAGTCGTTAAACTTTTTGTAAAGCCCGAATACGGGCGGCGATTTTTTCGCGGTGGGTCTTTACGCCCACTTTCACGTCAAAAGCGCCCGCCTGTGCCAGTAATGCGTCAGCCTGTAACAGCGTTTCCACATCATCGATCGCCGTGGCAACCGGTTTGCCGAACTTGTCAGCCAGTAGCAGCAATCCGGCGAACTTGTACCACTTGGCGTTAACCTCTTCATGTAACCGCCATTTATCGCGGATATTGGCAAACGTCCGGCTGAAATACGGCTCAATGCTATGACCGAGTGAGGCCTGAGTTTCGGCCCACTCCATGACGGTATCCGCCACAAAGGTGGCAAAGGTGCTTTTGATGTTCTCAGGGGTGCTTTGCCCCTGTTCGATGGCGATATCGGCCCAATCCAACGCCTGATCAAAGTTCCCCACGTCAAACAACCAGACCACACACCAGGCAAAAGCTGGGTTAGCGTGAGCAATGCCCCCCTCCAGATAGCGCTCAACGGTCGGTAGCCATTTAGGTAACAGCTCGTCACGCTTCATATCCACACGGTCGGCAATCGTTCCCAGGCTGCGCACACGCGTTACATCACTGTCCAGCTCGCGTAACTGTAAGTGCAGGCTGGCGGGGCTGGCGCTCAGGGCTTCATGGTTTTTTAACGCCAATTCAGCCTGAACACGGCGGCGGTAACGCTGACAAGGGGAAAGGGCCATAGTTATTCGCCTCCGTTGACTTCATCCAGAACGCCGTCGCCAACGGTGATCGCATCGTAAGCTGCATACAGCTCGTCATACTCCACCGCGTAGCCTTCCATGCGCAGGTAGTTGTTTTCAAAGCGCTTGCGGTCGTCAATCCATTCGGCCTTACGCTTACGGGTACCGCGTTGGGTGTATAAATGCAGGTTTGACAGCGTGGTAACGATCAAACGCCCTTCTGGCATAAATGGCGGGGTATAGGCGGTACGGCCGGCAATCTCGCGGTTAATCAACTGCGCGGCGACTTTCTCGGTCGGGCGGTCAATGCGGTTCATCATGCTGGTTGCATCAGCCGCGATAAGGTCAGCCGATACCAACACCACCAAACGCGGGTCGTTGCGGAATGGCTCATAGATACAACTGTGGATAAGGTCTGTGACCGCCGCATCCAGGGAAACAAAATCCGCGCCGGTGCCGTTACGGTCTAAAATCACGCTGTCGGTGATGATTTGACCGGGTGAGCGCTCCTGAACAATGGTTTGCCAGCCGCGGTTAACATCTTGGCCCAGCGGATTAGCCACCGGGTCAGTGTTGTCGGCGATGCTGGTACCGTTAAAAGCGATGCGCAACATATCCAGAGCAAAGGATTCATTGCTGAATGCTTGAATACGCTGGAAAAATTCATCTTCGGTACCGGAATTCGCCCACACGACTAAAAGCGCGTAAGTCAGATATGAACCTGAATCCGTTTCGACCAATTTATATTCATTACCCGACACGCCCATTTCACGATTGAAACGACCGTCTTTTTTACGTCCGGTAAACATCCCCGGATTACCGGTATTGACGACCTGCCCCTGGATTTGGTCAACGTCCATCATATTGATTAGGCGTAGAAACTCTGATTCTTGCATCAGCGCATTGCGGAGCGAGGTTTCTTTCGGGTCAGTTAGCGAAAAAAATTGCTTCGTATCAGGCTGGTTATTGGCCCTGGCTAAACCAGCCGCATATTTGCGGATAAGTGCTTCCGCTTTTGGGGTTAATTGCATGTTCTTTTTTCCCGTTTAAAGGTGGTCAATGGCGAATTCGATTAGTTGAATTCGAAAGGCTGATTGCTGCCGTTCGGTGCGCCGTTGGGTACCTTGGTTTGTCGCGCATCCAATACGCTGAATTTTTCCAGCAGGGTGTTTAGCTGGTCTTTTAAGCCGGTCAGTTCATTACCGCTGGTTTCAGGCTTAGGTGTGCGGGCGGTAAAGTCCTGGCGGCGATTGGCGCGGCGTGTGTGGTTACGAGTACGGGAGCGACGGGTCGGTGCACCGTTAGCCGCGAATGATTTCATCAGTCGCGCCAGATTCTTTTTAGCGACGCTAAACTCAGCGGCAACCACTTCATCCTCTGGATTCTCTGCGACATCTGCGGCGATCTCTGCCACTTGGTCGGCCACGTCGGCAATCTCATCAGCCAAATCTGCCACATCATCGGCGGCATCTTCCGGTGTGTCGGCGGTGTTGCCGTTGGCTTTATCTTCCATTTGCTGAATACGCAGGGTTAACGCTTCAATAAGGGCTTTTAATTCTTCCATTTTGGTTTCATCCTCGCCCTGGTCGGGCTGGTTATTGTCGGGGTCGGGTGTGAACTCTTTCTTAATGGAAAATAGGCGGTCAAAGAAACCTGACTTTTTATTTTCCGGTTTACTGTCACGGTTTTTTAATTGCCCAAGGCTAAAGGCTTCGACATTACCGCGTGTTCCCTCTTTGGTTTCACCATCAATAGTAAATGACAGTTTTTCAGTGCCTAAACTGTTAGGAATATCGGTTACGGCAAGTCCAAATAAATAATTTTGACCACTGCCAGCGAAATCAGGAAATACCTCAACTGAGGTAAATAATTTCTGCCCTAAACGGTTAGCTTCAATTAAGAATTGATTCGGGATTATTCTAGCGTAAAGTTTTACTTTACCGTTTGCTTCTTCATATTTTAACGCGTCAACCTCACCGAGATTATAAGTATATTGCCGCATAGCAATATCTTCTTCATGGTGCGGCCACAGTAAAGCGGTGTAAGTCTCACGGCTGTAGGTATTGGCGCAATCTATCAACCACTGGGGTTCTAGTATCCGGCCATCAACCGACGCGCCAGAAGTACCAATACAACGCCAGTCGGAAATAAGTTGCGGCATGAAATACCCTTTTACTGTTATTTATAATAATTAGTGAATCTGTGAATTGCAGTATTACGGATATTTAAAAACTGCGCACTCAACATCATTATTATAAGTTCGGTTATACGGTGTTAACCGAACATAACCGATATATAGTTATCAACGTTGTTTGAATCCCTCGTCATAATACTCTTATGGCAAAATATTCTGATGAAATTAAAGAGGCGGCGCGAACGCTTTTTATTAAAAGCTGGACGCCCAAAGATATTGCGCAGGAATTAAATATTCCGGTGCGCACAATTTACCATTGGTCTGATATAGGCCAGTGGGCGGCATTATTACCGGTTGAATCTTTTGAAGCGGCCATTACGCGCCGACATGACCAGTTATCACGGCGCGAAAACAAAACCGCGCTGGAGCTGGAGGAGATCCGTGACCTGGTCGCGCACCACGTCAAATTAATGGCGCAGAGTAATAAACACGCCGAGAAAATGGCAGAAATAAAAACGCGCATGGCGATGCAGTCAGGTCGCGGCGAGGATGAAACCGGATTCGGCAGCGAGAGGAAACGCTCATACCGCAAAAATGATATTTCCAGTATCACAAAAGAAATGTTGGATAGTTGGGCCAGTGAACACCTGTTTGATTACCAAATGCATTGTCGCGCCAATAAAGAGCAGAACTTCCGGCACATTCTGAAATCGCGTCAAGTCGGCATGACTTACTATTTTGCTTTTGAAGCCTTTGAAGATGCGGTGTTAACCGGTGATCGGCAGGTGTTTTTCTCTGCGTCTCGCGCACAGTCTGAAATCTTCAAATTTTATATTGTCGAAATCGCTCAACAGGCGTTTGGTATTACGCTGACCGGTAACCCAATCAAACTAAGTAACGGGGCTGTACTGCGGTTCTTGTCGACCAATGCCGGCACGGCTCAGGGTTTTAACGGCCATCTTTACGGCGACGAAATATTCTGGATACCCAAATTTGGGAAATTCCACGAAACCGCGTCCGCGATGGCAACGCATAACAAATTCCGCACCACTTACTTTTCAACGCCCAGCGCCAAAACTCACCCAGCGTACCCCATCTGGACGGGGGATACCTGGCGGGAAGATGACGCCAAACGGAAAAAGGCCATATTCCCCAAAGAAAGCGAACTGCGTAAAGGGGGGATTCTTTGCCCAGATGATCAATGGCGCTACATCATCACGATGGAAGATGCGATCAAGGGCGGGCTGGGTGCTTTGGTCGATATTGAGCGGCTGCGTAATAAGTACAATGCGACCGCGTTCGCCATGTTGTACATGTGCCAGTTTGTTGACAGCAAAGACGCGGTATTCAAGTTTTCCGAACTGGAGAAATGCGCGGTAGATGCCGGCATGTGGCAAGACCACGACATCAAAGCCGCCCGACCATTTGCTAACCGTGAAGTGTGGTGTGGCTTCGACCCGTCCCGCTCCGGTGATAACTCTACTTTTGTGATTATTGCACCGCCGATGTATGACGGCGAACGCTTCCGCGTCCTGGCGGTGTTCTACTGGCAAGGGCTGAATTTCACCTGGCAGGCTGAACAGATAAAGCAGCTGATGCGGCGCTATAACATCACCTATATCGGTATTGACGTGACCGGCATTGGTCGCGGCGTTTATGACCTGGTCACCAAATTTGCGCCCAGGGAAGCCACCCCGATTCTCTACAGTGTGGAAAGCAAAACCCGCCTGGTGCTGAAAATGATTGATACGGTGGAGCGTCACCGCATCGAATGGAGTAAGGACGCCACCGACGAGAACAGCCAGGAGCGGGCCGAAATTGCCGCCAGCTTTATGGCTATCCGGCGCACGACAACCGCCAGCGGTAACGCGCTTACCTTTGTGGCCGAACGGTCAGACGCTACTGGCCATGCTGACGTATTTTTTGCCATTTCTCACGCCGTGATTAATGAACCCCTCGACTATGAATATGACCGCCCGTCTACCTGGGCCTTTGGAAAAGCAGCATGACAACTAAAAAGAAACGCGGACGCCAGAACAGCACCCAGCCCAAAAAAACTAAGGCAACCGAGGATTTCACCCCCGGACGCGGTAGCGTTATTTCATTTGGGGAGCCGGAACCGATATTAACCACTGGCACGGATTACAGTGAAATATGGTACGACAATGATTTTGACCACTGGCGATTGCCTATTGAACGCCTCGCCCTGGCGCAACTGCCAAATCTCAACGGCCAACATGGTGGCGTTCTCTATGCCAGGCGTAACATGTTGGTTAGCGACTACCTCGGCGGTGGGCTAACCACTGATAGCATTGAGGGCGCGGCGTTTAATTACTACCTGTTTGGTGATGTGGCTATCTTGAAAGTGCGTAATTTTTGGGGGGAGGTTATCGACCTGGTACCGCTGCCCTCACTCTATACGCGCCGGCGCAAAACGGGTGAGTTTGTCGTTTTACAAAAGGATGAGCCGCTATCTTATCCCCCGGAAGATATTATTTTTTTGGCGCAGTACGATCCCCAGCAACAAATTTACGGCTTGCCGGACTATATCGGCGGTATTCATTCGGTATTACTGAATTCTGAGGCCACGATATTCCGCCGCCGCTACTACCATAATGGCGCACATATGGGCTTTATCCTGTATGCCAACGACCCCAGCATCAGCACGGAAGTAGAGCAGGAAATAAAAGAAAAAATAGAACAAAGCAAAGGCGTGGGTAACTTCCGCAATATGTTTATCAGTATCCCGAAAGGTGATCCGGAAGGGATTAAATTGATATCGATTGGTGAAGTGAGCGCTAAGGATGAATTTTCCAACGTTAAAAGCATTACCGCCCAGGATATTCTCACGGCGCATCGCTTCCCGTCCGGCTTGGCGGGGATTATCCCACCTAATGGAACTGTGATGGGTGACCCGGAAAAAGCCCGCGCCACGTACCGAAAAGATGAAGTTATCCCGGTGCAAAATAAGTTTATGCGCGCCGTGAATACCGACCCCGAAATACCGGCGAATTTACACCTACGCTTTAAAGCAGATAAAGATACGGATAACACCGAAAGGGGCGAAAATTGAGCAGAATTAAGCTAAAATCACGGAAGTTAACAGAAATAGCTTTCGGAGTGGTTAATATGCGAATGTTCAAGATTAAATGCACGGAATGCCGCGCACCCGCAATTATCCGCAAAACAGAATGGAAAGACGTCAAAATAGCCGACCTGTATTGTGCCTGTTCAAATGTCGAGTGCGGCCATACCTTTGTATTTAACGCGGTGTTCTCGCATTCACTTAGCCCCAGCGGGTTAACGGGGAGCAAGTTGGTAATGGCTTTGCTTGAAATGTTGAAGCCGGATGAAAGGCAAATAGCGCTGGATTTGTTGCAAGGCCAGCCAGGATAAGAGAAACCCGCCGAATGGCGGGTTTTTTGTTTGGTTGTGTGATTCAGTGCGGAATACTAGCCCTCTCGCTCAAAATTCGTAATCATCCATATAGTTTTTTTTCTGTATTACATTGTCGAGGTTATCGTACAATTTTTTGCCAAGCGACATTGCATGATCCAGCAATTGTTCTAAATCTTGCTCTGTAATCACTACTGGGTTGCCGTCTTTATCCTTACCGCCACGATGCACTAAGTGGTTGCGTGTTAGCGTTGCCGTTTGAATCGCCTCTATCGGCCAGTCTCTTTGCACTTTAATGTCAAACGTAGCCTTGTAACGCTTCACAACTAGGTCTGTGTTATGCCAGTTTGTACTAATCAAATGCTCCTTAATAGCTTTGATTAGCTCCTCCCTTACTTTTTCAATAGGCTCACCTTTGAACGGTAAAGCTATAATCTCTTTGCTTACTTTGAACTCAGTCTTACCGTTTTCTATAAAATCGGCAATATAGGACTCATCTTTCTCTATAGAGTTAATGAATAACTCAACATAAATCGTCTCCAAGGCTGTAATGACGTTGGTGTACAAGAGACTAAGCAGATGATCTTTTCGCTCATCTTTAGATTCGCTTTTTGCCAGTGACTTTATTACTTCAATATTCTTAACGAACTTAACAAAAGGTTCTTCGGAAGAAGTTACTGCATCGTACAAGTCTTCATCGTACCAATCATCAATGTTATTGGAATTCCCTGACCAGTCGTAACACTGCTCTTGCAATTCATCTACTAACTCTTCGATATAATCAAATTTAACGGATCCTTCGAACATCGCTTGCAGCTCTTGCCTTGCCTCGTATGGGCCGCCATAAATGTAAGTATACCCACCTTCACGGGTTTCATAAGGGCAAGCATTCGCGGGGTCTTCGAAGTTCTCAAAAAACCAATTACGCATTACTTCGAGCTGGTTTTCTTTGCTTATGTACTGCAAAGATTGGAGCGGGACTTTCTTCCCATTGATATTAAAAACCACTTTCACGATGCAACTTCTCCTTGAAAAATATGGGATACTTTGACCTGATTCCCATAAATTAACATAGCACGATGTTAGCGTATCCGCTTCTGGTACAAAGCCATCAGCAACAACCACATCAGACTGCCATGAGCGAAAAGCAAACATTTTACCGTTTACTTAATACGATAACGAAAGTGTATTATTGATGCATAAAAATGTCATAAACTCAGAAAGTATGTGACCTTGAAAAGTAGTAGACATACAGGAGTTGCAAGAGAGTCTTAAAAAATATAAATTAAATTTAAAATTTTAGAGGCAATAATAAGTTATGGAACGGATTAATTATCACACTAAATTTCTTGACGAGATTATTAAAGGCTATGTAATAATTGAAGAAAAAAACTATTTTTCGGAGCTAACTTTAAATGATAAAGGGATACAAATCCGCTTGGTTGATTTTAAAGGTAAAATCAATATTAGCACTTTGGATAACACCTCTTTTAATTCATTAGCTTTCAAAAGAGGCATAAGTCACTATCTCCTATTCGGCCTAAAATTAAATGAAATTTCATGGATGCATACAGAGTTAGGTGAAATTTTTAGTGATTACTCATTTACTGCTCAAGGTTTTTTATATTCAGAACAAATGTTATGCGAAAATAATTTATTTACTAACCTTAGCATCCATGGGGAAGGTATAAAAAAATGGTCGGGCTACACTCGTAAACTAGATAATATAATGGCACATGGACTTAACAATAGGTTACCCAGCCAAGATGAATGTGTCGTATTTAAAAAAAACATCGCTGGGCTTGGAAGTCTTGGTCTCTATTATTCATACAGATACGGCGGCTTAAATGGCCTACACACTGTAGGAATGGAGGTAGACCCGCATATAAAGATTACTTTCGAGAAGCCTGTTAGTTTTGATATCTTAATTGAAAAATATATTGATTTATATATGTTATTAAGGTTTTTAATTGGTGATGAAATAAGCATATCAAATATTAAGACACAAAATCAAAATGATCATTGGAATAGTTACACACAGCTATATCTTGCTGAAAAAAAAGACCCTAACAAATTTATTATAAATGGTATGACTTTACCCTACTCTAGCCCTTATCGCGATGATTCAGAGGAAAGCTTCCCTGAGTTGGTTTGGGAGAATTACTTCAACCATAATAATTATGAAATTAAAGAGTTAATTAAAAAATACGTGACATATTCCATGATTCACAATGATGAAGAAAAGTTCTTAGGATATTATAGAATACTTGAAAAAATTACATTAATAAATTCTAGTTATGTTGATGAAGATAAATTGTCAGTTTTACTTACAAGGTCAAAGAGTTTGTTATCGAATCAATTTCCAGGAGTTCCTCTTAAGGCCTTTTTAAGAGCAATAAAGAGTGCAAACAGAAAAAAACACAATACCGAAAGTTGCATCCAACATTTCATACGCAGCCTACCTGAATCAATGATAGAAAAATTCAAACTTAAAGATATAAATATTAGAGAAATATGCGAATCTAGAAATAGGATTATACATCAGCCTTTGTTCATAGAAACCTCCGAGAAAATTTACATATATTTACAGGAAACTGAGCTCTTTCTGAAAATTGCGTTATTGATAAAGCTAGATGTCCCCTCATCTAAAATTGAGCAAAATGTTGATTATTGTTGATAAATAGAAAATTAAGTAATTTTTCTATGTTCTTTTTTTGCATTAAGACAACTGTCAGGTTGGGGTTAGATCTGTGCTCTATGTATATCAAACGACTTAATTAGCTTCACTTCCCCTTGTTCCCAGCGTTCCTGGTTGAGTCGGACGGTCATTTTGTTTGGTAATGACAGATTGGCACCTCTGGCTAAGACGTTGATTTGCCATTTTTCCAATATCCAGCCACTACGCTGCATGGCCTGGTCTATTTTTTGGCACATTTCAGGCGAAATTATTTGCGCACTGACTAGCGGTGAGCGGGGTTCTTTGGGTTTATCGTCACCGCCAAACTTCGGCGGCGGCAATTTCCGCAACCTCTCACGCAGTTCTCGCCGCTGGGTGTAGGTGAAACTGTCAAAATCTTTAAAATCTGGCGCTGGCGTTGTCCGTTTTTTACGCTGTTTTGGGGCTTCGCCGTCGGAGGTGGGGACAGTTATTGCCACGAGTCCGAGGGGCGATACTGCCGCCCCAATGTCAAAATCAAAACCAACGTCAACCCCAACGGCCACAGGAGTGGCCTTGGTTTGACTGTCGTTGCTATCAGTCTTGCGTACCATCTTCCAGTTATCGCTATGGATACAAACGCGTGAGCTCTCGCCCAGGCTAGGTGACCAGATGCCAAAAATTTTGGTTCCGTGTTCGCCATAGTCGTTGGGGGTTTCAGACTCAATGTAAGCGGTACGGATAAGGTGATTTTTGCGGGGTTCCAGAACACCGCCTTGTTTTAGGATGTACGTCGCCATGCAGCCGGCATCTGCTGCGGCTAACACATCATCCATATCTTTATTAGCCAGCACTTTTTTCCATAACCAAACTTTACTTAAGCCGGTTTCGTCCTTGGTTGTGGCTGCCGCTTCCATCTTGATGGCTTTTGCTTCGGCCTTGCGTCGGAGTTGGCCGGCCAACATGCGTAATTCTCGGTAAACCTGACGGGAGGGGATGCCAAAGAAACGAAATTGCTGGACGCCGTGAAGAGAAGCCCAGGCCACGGCGCGCTCGGTATCTTCGCCCAGCGGTTGGCCGGTCTCTTTACCCACTATCGGTTTGCCGGTCTTTTTATCCAATTTCCCCCTAATGTTGCTGCCGCGCACGTTCTTACCCAGGTACTTAGTCAAGTAACTGGTGATGGTGCCTTTGCTTTTGAGCACCGGCTTAACATCAAAGCGGGGTTTGATGTTACTCCCCAATTCTTGGCGGTCTTCACGAATGGCAAATTCCCGCATCACTTGTGTGATGACGGCGCGGTCTTGTTTTTCCATGATGCACATTAAATGCCAATGAACGGTGCCGTCATGATGAGGTTCGGCAATGCGCACGCCATACCAGCGCAAGCCTAAGCGGTTGAGTTTTTTTCTGATACCGGAGAACAGATTAACCAGGTAATCACTGCTTTCCTTGATGGTTTTCGTACTCCATTTCGGGTTAGGTCTGCCATCTTTAAGCGTGGCGTGATACTTCGACGGGCAGGTGATGGTGTAAAACATCGCCTTATCACCGCGCATTTCTGCCAGATTTTCTAACCCCTTACAGGTGGTCATCATTTCGATATAACGTAAATGCGGATTGCTGGCGCTGGCGTTAACCACCTCTTCCATATCCATGACAAAACCGCTGTCATTAACCAGCTCATGAGCACGGATAAACTCAGTAGAACGCCGCCACTGTTCGCGCTGATAAACAAGCGCTTCCTGACTGACGTAAGGAGATGCCTTTTTGTGAACCAACATGACAGCGCGTAATTGTTCCTCCCGCCACTGACAACGCAAGCGCCACAGCCGACCTTTCCACCAAGTCGCACAACGCAAACGAGCTAACGCACCGGGGATCAGGTCGAAAGGTATTTGGCCTCTGCGGCGTATCTTATCGTTGAGCGCATTCCAATTAGGCGGGGTGATTGATAGCTTTCGGGCCTCATTAGCAATGGCGTGATAAACGCGCAATATTTGGCGAGGTGTGGCATTTTCTGCCGGTAGGTTAGTCATTTCGCTATCAAGCAACATATCCATATGGGCTGCGGCCATTGTCGCCAGAGTGATAACCTCTCTTTTATTGAGTTCAGCCAAATGCAACAGACCATCCAATCTCTCGCGGCTGGCAATATGGCGTAGCGCGGCGGTTTGCTGCTTTCCCCTCATGGCGTCCAAGCGTGACAATGCCGTCTCAATGAATCGACTTAAAAAGGCATTGGCCTGCTCGTCACCGCGTTCCTGACGCAAGTAATCAATGCGCCGCTGTAATGGCTGGTGAATAAATTTAGGCTGGCTATTGAGATTGGCTTGAGTTTCCAAGGCGCTGTTATGACGTTCGGCTTTTTTGGATTCAGCTAGGCGCGCTAAAAGAAATTCGCGTTTCTCTTCGTCCTCTTCAAAGCAATCAATCAGCAACTGACGTTTTGCTATGGCTTTACGCTCATCGTCAGTCAGTGAAGACATAAAGAGAGCGGCAACTTCGGCTTGTCTTGTTTTTTCTGCCTCCGTTGCTGTCTTCCGCTCTTTGCTATAGGCGGCAAGTATCTGGCTAAGGTGGGTAGTTTCCGCTGGTAACTCAACATCCAAGTGCGGATTTATAGCGGTATTGGGTTTATTCCAAGAGTAAAACCCGGTAAACGTTTCATCGTTTCCGGGGCATGGCTGTAGTGGTTGAAATCTACTGCGCTTGTTGTTCATTGCTGGAGTGAGCTACCGGGGGTGGGCGTTCTGCGCGTCCGGTAATATACAATTCCGTATACGGCACTCACTGGCATTTCCATTTTTCCAGCGATAACCCTCGGCTTTACCCCCTCTTCGTAAAGCGCACGGCATAACTCCACGTCATGATCGCTGTGCTTGGCATTTCGATTGCATTCGCCAATGTTTGATGGGTTTATGCCCTCGGCGTTTGCTCTTACACGAATGGCTGTTAATGTCCGGCCCAGATGCTCGGCAATATCTTGATATCGGGTGGTGGTTACCGCTTTACGCAAATAAGCCACCTCATCCGGTGACCAGGGCTGGCCGTGACGGCTTAAAGCGCTCATATTGCACCGCCGGATTGCTCAATACTTTCTTTCAGCGGCGTTAATACGTTATCAAACAAACTTATATATAAATCCGAATCCTCTTTACCCCTCAAAATAGCGATGGTGTAAGCATGTGCGAATACGAGAGAGCGAATTGTCTCAATCGTTTCTAGTGCGCCTTGTTTTCTTGCTGCTTCTAATTCAAATATCGCTGCCATATTAATCTCCATCAATAAAGTACCCCCGTCACAAGGTGACAGGGGATATTCAAATTTACTTTTCGTCTGATGGTCGTTTGTATTTGTCGATATTCAGCAATACACGCAAAGCCATTGCGGCGGTTTGTATGGCTTCCTGGCGAATAGCTTCCTTATCACCATTGTTATAATGGTATTCAATAGTCGCTTTCATTAACTCGCCGGATTCCTCGGTGAGAATAGATACGGCATGGAGGGCATCTGTAGGCCATTTGGGGTGTATCTCGGATGCGCGGACAGCTTCATTAATGATTTCAGTTAAAATAAATCGATACCGACCACGTATAAGTAGACTAGCCCGGCGGTTAGTCAGCGCACTTAATACATCGGGGGCGGGGAAGTAATTAGTAAAGATTTCACGGCGGAAGGCGTGAAAGATATCTTCTGTTGGCTCCGCTTTGGGCTGTGCCTTTTGAAATGCTTCCGCTGTGCGTAAGGCTTCCTTGCGGTCGACTTCGGTTTTATTGATGGCGGCAACGGCTTTATCGGTAGCCATGTCAATATCCATGCCAGGGTGAAATACGCTGCTCCCGGCATCTGTAGCAGCGACGGCGTCAACAATTGCATCCCAGAGCTTGCGAAAACATTCGGACTGGGCTTGCATAGTGGTATTGATACTTTCTTTTAGCTTCGCTATTTCACTCCGCAATTTAATATTTTCATTATTAAGACGGTCGATTTCAGTTGCGGCATTAGTTAAATGCTGAATAGGGTGTTGCGCACTCGTGTTTAAAGCTGTCTCGATGGCTTTAAAATGCTCAATAGCACAAGTCAGCCCTTTAATTGCGTTAGTGGTATTAATATGAGTAGCCATTATTTAGCCTCTTTATTTTCAGTGGATGAATTAGCAACTGATTTAACTTCTGATATCCAACGGGATAACTCTTTAAATATTATTTCTTTGGAAAGATTGAGGTCTTTTAAATTGGCTAGCTTGTTTTCTAATCGTTCAAGCAGCATTAAACGCTCAGAGAGGCGAGCACTATTAAAATGCTCGACCAGTTCTATATCGTTTAGCTCGTTTGTTAATTTTATCGGTGCAACAGCCATTCTTATCACCCCGTATTTAGATAATGGGAATCCCGACGCAGTAAAGCGCCTGTTAATTTCAGGTGTTTATTTAATTACTTTTATTATCCGGTAAGGGTTCACAATCTATGTAAGTGATCCGTTCCGGCAATAAACTGGTTGATGCCCGCCATCTGTTCAGTGCATCAACTAAATTTCTCTGCTCTTGCGGTAGCAGCTCCTTAAACCCTAACCCATGCCTTGCCCTTGGAATGTCTGCAAGGTAATAAATGGCACCTTTCATTTTTGGGTCTGTCTCGCCCATTTCACTAATCAGTGCCGGTATAACTCCCTGGTGCTTTTTGCTGGGGAGCAAAGACCAAATTTCAGCAACATGCTGTAGGCCGTGCTGACGCTCTTTTAATGTCAGCGGCACCGCGCGGGCCTCCTCGGTGTTTGCCATACATTCCCCTACGCAAATATTCCCATCAGGCGCGCCCACCAACGGGGCTTACCTTTGGGTTTTGCCATAAAGGGAGTGCGGCAACCTTTGATAAATTGCACTTCACTGGCTTTCGGCTGAAAGTCGCGCCCGTCTGGTGTTTCAATCCAGCCGCACTGGTGGCGGCGGTGAGTAACTTGCTGGCCGTTCCGTAGCATTGCAGCCAGTGACGGACATTGATTAGCGGTCATTAAGTGATCTCCATCAAATGAATAGTTGCCAGGAGACTGCATCACGCCCGGCGCGCGTTTTTTGTGGTACTGTTTTTGCGCCGGTTACTACTGTGAGAAGGAACTCCGGCGCAATACCTACTACAAAAGGAAACGAATTGTGAATTTCGAAATATTCGACCGTGCATTACAAAAAGAAATATTACTATTAGCTGTTGAGTCATATCCCGATATAGTTGGTCACCCTCGTTTTAATAACTCTCGCTTAGCCCAAGAGGACAATAAAAAATTATTGGTTAACCTCGCCTATCTTATGGAACATGGACTAATTGATAGCGAAACCAGAACTCCTACAGGCGAACGAGTTATTAGGAACTACTCCTTTAAAGCTACGCATCGTGGCGTTGACTTTATGCTTGCCGATGGAGGAATAACCGCAATATTAAATTTGGTCACAATTAAAATACATAATGATTCTATATTGCAGATTGCCGAATTTATTAAGGCATCATCAGCGTCGCCTGCTGATAAGAAGAAATTGCTTGAGCGGCTAAAATCGCTTGGCGACGATGCCACAAAACACATCGTGCTGAAATTACTGGATGCGGGGCTTGCTCGCACGCCGGACGTAATTCAGTGGCTAAAAATTGTGCTCCCTGAGGGGTAAAACAGTCCTCATCATTTAATTTTTCAAACTTAATCCAACCTACAGTAGAAGATATCTCTAACCAAAAATCCTCTGTTGTATCTGTCGAAATAGTCATGGTGTTATTGATTAGTACCATCACAAAAATTTGCATTTCATTTCCCTTGTCAGACAAAACCCTTTCGCAAATTGCTTTATTTGAGGGAGGGCTTTACCCCCTCATTTCATGCAACCGGTCAATGTATTCAATGGATTGTGCCAGCGCGTCAAACTTGCCGTAAGACTCATCGCCCTGGCGAACGTGGTAGCGAGTGATGTGGTCTATCTTGTTACGGTCAATGCGGGTAATAAAAAAACCAAGGTAACAGTGAGTGTGATCGCTGATGCGGGTTAGCTCACGGATTGGAGTAAGGGCCGATAAACTAATCATGCCGCCGCCTTGGCTGCATTTTTACGCCCTCTTCCCGGCTTACTTGCACTGATACGGTCTTTCCAGCCGTGCCATGCTGATGGCGCATCTTCAACTAATTGTTCTGCATATTTATCCCACTCTGACCGGCTAATCCACAATTCGGCATTGCCGCCTGGCTTTGATGGGTCAGCCATATAGAACGCGGGCAATTTGCCAGCTTTCGCCATAGCAACAACTGCCTCTACTGTTTTGCCTATGTACAAAGCAAAACCCTCTTTTGAGAGAAGGCTGGCTGGCTTTTCCGACAATCGAACAGTTTTCTTTGCCGGACTATCTCCAATCTCTAACAAAGTTTCAGATCCGACAGTTTTAACAACATCTGACATTTGCTATTCTCCGCATTGGTTCCTACATTTCGACTTGGCACTAGTTAGCGCTAGTTAAGTCTAATGCAGGGTTTCATTGTTGTATAAAAATAAGAGATCTGTAGTTTTATGTCAATACCACAAAGCGAAAAACTTAAACTCATGAGAGAGTCTGAGCGAATGAAAATAAAGGAAGTAGCTGATTTAGTAGGACTTAATTACGTTACTTACCATAACTATGAGTCTGGGAAGGCTAAAATGTCTTTTGAAGCAGGAATGAAGCTCTTTAAAAACCCAAGATTTAGAAAATATCGAGATTGGTTCATGTTTGATGAAATTAACCCCGCCACCGGACAAATAGCTCCGGCCCTCTCCCCTGATGGGCAAAACGGAATAATGTCTACCCCCTCCGGGAAAGAGATTGGTTAAATATCTATAAAGCCTACATTTTTGAAATATTGTTCCAAGATGAATTACTCATCGGAGGGCTATCTTATGTCGATTAAGAAGCTCGATGATGGTCGCTATGAAGTGGACGTAAGGCCGCAGGGTTCCGAGGGAAAGCGAATCCGGCGTAAATTTAATACCAAAGGTGAAGCGCAGATTTACGAGCGTCATATCCTGGTGAACTACCACGATAAAGAGTGGCTAGAAAAACCCGCCGACCGTAGAAAGTTAACTGAGTTGCTTGATTTATGGTGGGTTTATCACGGTAAGAGCCATACGCGCGGCGAAGTTGAAAAAGGCCGGCTAACTGCCACGATGAGAAAACTGGGTGAAATGGGAGTGGTTAGGGCTGACCAACTGACAAAAAAATCCATTACAGACTATCGGGTTTATTTGTTAAATGGCGGGCTTAAGACATCAAGTATCAACCGGGAATGTTCTGTTTTAATGGGGTTATTCACCAAGTTAATTAACGCTGGTGAGTATCATTGTCATAACCCATTTAGTGGGATTAAGAAGCTTAAAGAACCTGAATCAGAAATGGCGTTTCTGTCATCGGGCGAATTATCCGAACTGCTGGGGTTGCTAGATGGTGATGATCGGAAGGTGGCATTAGTTTGCCTGGCGACCGGTGGCCGGTGGGGCGAGGTGTCCGCACTGAAAGGTGAACATGTATTTAATAACATGGTTACGTTTATGAAAACCAAAAACGGGAAACGGCGGTCAGTTCCTATCTCGACGGAACTGTTCAAGCTGATAAAACTACGAGGAACGGGCTTACTCTTTAAGTCAAACTATACTAAAACCCGTAGAATACTAAGGGAAATGAAGCCCGACATACCCGACGGCCAGGCATTACACATACTGAGGCACACTTTCGCCACGCATTTTATGATGAATGGAGGTAATATTATTACACTACAGCGAATTTTAGGACACTCCACAATACAACAAACGATGACGTATGCGCACTTTGCACCTGACTTTTTGCAAGATGCAGTAGCACTGAATCCCCTAAATGGAATGTCCATATAA